GTCCGTTACGATTTCTGCAGTCACAACGAGTCTCCCCAGAGTCGAATCTGGGAAGAATCAAAGTGTCTACAAGAGCGCTGACGGGCTGATTGGACTCTCGGCAAGTTCCGCCTATGGAAAGCGGACGCGTCGAGTCGTGCGTCTCGACCATTCGAAGATCGCCGCAGATCCGTATACCGCGGTCAACAGGAAGTTCTCGATGTCAAATTACATCGTTTTCGACCTGCCAGACCTTGGTTACACGAATACTGAGGCTCTCGCAGTATATACAGGATTCAAGACCCTGTTTACTGCGTCTTCGGACGCCCTCATCACCAAGCTCCTTGGTGGTGAGAGCTAGACAATGACGACGGATGAACAGTCTCCCTCACCGGATGAGAATCCGGATCAAGATAGTCTGTTCGTTGATGATCAGGTCCCTCCTTCGCAGGAGGTACTTGATCGTTACCGTTCGTTCATCGACCGCGAGGTCGATGGACAGCTTGACAACCTACTATTTATCGCGAAAATAACTGCGATAATGTGTTGGTTTGTCTTGGTCATTGCAATGGTCGGCCTAGTGGTGATCATCATGATGGACTACATGTCCTAGTCCTTAGGACCCATCTGATGCACTAGGTGTACCCTGCCAGTAGACTAGCAATGCCGACCCCCTATCAGGAGGGCAGCATGAAAAGGCTACTGACACTCTGGAGTACCTTGGCCTCCGAGGAGGCTAAGGGCTGTTGCACTAGCGCCCATATGGACATTAAGACCGTCCATATGCGGTTCAAACATGAGGGGCTATCGTTTTTGGCGATAACCCTGGCTGACTTCGGTAAGGACTTCGAGAGAAGTCTTGACCGCGGTCATGTCGCTCCCTCTGCGTTCAAGTCCTGGCGGACTGAACGTCACATGTGTCTCCCCCGATTTCTTAGGGGTTTCACGGAGCTTGTGTTTGAGCCGGCTAGCGGTGTGTTACTGGAAGAACCATCGATTGATGCGATTCGAGCTATTCGTCAACTGACGTTGATGTTTAGCAAGATGGAGGTTCCCTGCAGTGATGCAAGGAACCAAGCAGCTTTCGACGATTACGTCCAGTGTGAGAAGGATGTCCGTGAGTTGGATCTGTCTGATCTCTCCATTGAGTTGGAAGATTTCAAACGGATCAGCAACTTGCTTTTTGCACGAGTTTTCAACCGACTGAATAGTGATATTCATCTCGGTCGAATCGTGCCGAAGCACGGTCCAGGGTCTACCGCTGATCGTCTGATTGGTAATCAGAAGTTCAAGCAGACCGAATGGACTGCACGTCTGCAGGAGGTGTTCCCGGTCTGGGAACACCTTATCCCAAACTTCCGGTTCTCGGAAGATTTGGAGCAGATAGACATCCTCGAACCCGGTTCTGAGAGACCCGCCAGGGTCATCACAGTACCTAAGACGCTGAAGACACCACGTATAATAGCTATGGAACCCACTGCTATGCAATACATACAGCAGGGGATCCAGAAGCCGTTATACAAGTACGTTGAGAGAAATCGACTCCTCTCACGTACAATCGGATTCATAGATCAGACTCCTAACCAGAGACTGGCTTGTCAAGGGTCCAGAGATGGATCTTTGGCCACACTTGATCTAAGTGAGGCATCCGATCGGTTGTCGAAGGAGCTCGTCTACGCCATGCTCGAACAACACCCTGAATTACTTAAGGGCGTTGATGCGTGTAGGAGTAGATGGGCGACCGTGCCTGGCTATGAGGAACCCATTCCTCTGGCCAAGTTTGCGTCTATGGGTTCAGCTCTGTGCTTTCCCTTCGAAGCGATGGCTTTCCTAGCCCTCGTCTTCTTGGGGATTGAACGTGAGCTTAACACCCGTTTTATTCGATATGAGCAGATCATCGCTCATTCGAGAGGGGTGCGTGTCTACGGGGACGACATCATTATCCCCACGGACTACGTGCACTCGGTGATCATCGCACTTGAGACCTTCGGGTTGAAAGTCAACGATGCCAAGTCTTTCTGGACCGGTAGGTTCAGAGAGTCTTGCGGCCGGGAGTATTTCGATGGCCATGACGTTAGTATTGTCAAGGTCAGAGATCTATTCCCGGAGTCCCGAGCAGACGCTAACAGGGTTAGTTCACTTGTTTCCCTTAGGAACCAGCTATACTTCGCTGGCCTTTGGGAATCCGTGAACTATCTCGACGGTTTGATCCGGAAGGTACTTCGGTATTTTCCGGTAGTCGAGCCGACGTCTCCTGTGCTAGGTCGACATAGCTTCCTGCAATACCAGGCAGAAAGTTATGACGAAGACACCCAGAGTCCCCTTGTCCGGGGATTCGTTGTGTCTGCCAGGCTACCAGCCAATGGGTTGGATGGTTCTGGCGCCTTGCTCAAATATCTCATCAAACAAGGCAGTTTGCCAGCTGCCGATGGGCATTTGGAGCGTTCTGGACGCCCCGTAGCCGTCGACATCAAGCTACGGAAGGCTACTCCTTATTAGGGAGATAGCGGGCCGAAAAGGCCTGAGTGGG